ATGAAAAATCTAGCTGAGCTAACTCAGGAAGAAAAAGACAAAATTAACGTCGATCTATCTGCGAGTGGTATTGCATATAAAGAACGTTTAAATATGCCAGTTGTAGCCTCGGAAATAGAACGACAGCAACCAGCACATTTGCGTGAGTATTTTAATGAACGGCTAGCTTTTTATCGTGAGAGAAGTAAGAAATTGCCGGACGGGAATTCAGTACAGTATTTGAAAGCGAAGTAGTATTAATAAGATTATAAAACTTATTCTTGCTCATCAATAAATAATTCAATCTTGGTAACGCCAGACTCCCTTTACCACTTACGTTGTTTCACTTTACGTTCTACTACTGTTTTTGCCATTGGTCTTGCCTCTCTTAGCAGTACAACTGCTCACAAATAATTTAATCACTAAAGTTAAATTCAAATAAAAGAGAACCATGCTTGGAATGAATCACAAAATTATCCCAGCGTATTGCGTACCAAATTGGCGGGATCATATTCACCCTATATATTGAAGAACCTATAGTGTATGGCTGAATTAAATCTCTAAAACCAACGACTAAATTCTTTAGTAACTCCGAATGCCTTGCAGCAATACCAAGCTGAAAAAACCATTCTTCCACTATTTTAATCATATCGTTTTCACTGAGTTGCTCTAACGAAACGTTCCAATGCTCAATGGAATGTTTATCGCTATGAGGAATAATCACTGACTGAACCGAACTAAGTAACGTCGTTTTTTCTTCCACATAAGTGCATTCATAGTCAGGAGCAACATTTGGCTCTCTGTTCAGTGACTCAACAGCACATAAGTAGCCATTGATTTTCTCAACATCCAACAAAACAAGTTCTTTCGGCATCGGTTTATATTTCATTTTTCATCACTTTCATTTGGTTTAGATATCAATTATATACAATGAATTCAGCTAATTTAGGAACTGTATTCAACTACATAAAATGTATTATTTAAATTTATAATCAAAGTGTTAGATACCTTAAAGTCAGTTTTATGGGGTATCAAGAGTTGTAGGTTCAAATCCTATCATGCCGACCAAAATTCTTTAGAAAAACCAACCTCTTAAGGTTGGTTTTTCTATGCCTGAAATTTGCTTGGTGTAAAACTCCCATCAGATTTACCCTAGTTAAAATCCAATTCTCACCTATTTCTGACGGAAATTTGGAACCAACGGTGAATGGACAGATAATTAAATTTAAAAGCACAAATGAACATATTGAAGCTGATATTTTACTCTGTTTTGATCCCATTTTTTATATATAAAATCAGACGGTATTCCTCCTTCAACAAGGTGGAACTCATAGCTGATAGATACCTTATATAAAATATTAAAAAATAGCATAAAGTCTAAATTTCAAGATATTCCTATCTCTTTTATATTAAACAAGTGAGTTAATTAACAAAAACAGCTCCACAATCGCGGAGCTCTGATAAAATTAAGTGTGGTAAAGAATAAATCGCTCACTATTTAAAAATAGAGATCCAATTATATTCAAAAATTAACGGTTACACTGTTTATAAAAGAGTCTTTCCCATATTGTGGTGGATAGTACATAATTAATTTGTTTTCAAACACTACACCCCCTTATAATTTCTCTATTTTAATGAGATGGAATTCCTTATGAGCGTACCACAAACAAAAGTTGAATTACTCTTAGCTATTGATAAAAATTTCAATAAATTAATTAGTTATCTTAATGTGATACCGGCAGAAATCACCTCAGAATATTCAATGGATGGGCACGCCAAAGGAACAGAGATGAGTGTTCGTGATCTTGTTTCATATTTACTCGGATGGAATTCTCTTGTTGTAAAATGGATCACATCTGATGCTAAAGGTCTACCTGTCGATTTTCCAGACACGGGTTATAAGTGGAACCAACTTGGTCTTCTTGCTCAAAAATTTTACTCAGATTACAGTGAATTAAATTATGACTCATTGGTAGCTGAACTTCAGACTACAAAAAATGAAATTGTGAAGCTTATTAATGAGAGAACTGATGATATTTTATATGGCAAACCATGGTACACAAAATGGACGATGGGTAGGATGATATCATTTAACACATCTTCACCGTATGCTAACGCTAATGGGAGATTAAGGAAGTGGGCAAAAAATAATAATATCAATTTAAAATAAGTATCAGCGTCAAAATTATACGTGGTATTTAAAAACAGAATAGTGCCGATGATCGATGGAACCGACCGAGTTATATAATCAATCAGTTATCAATTTCTGGTGTCTTATTGGTGTCCTGATTTTCTTCCTCTTCCTTTTGTCTGCGTTCCTCTTCCGCTTTCTGCGCCTCTTCCATCTCACGCATTCTCACGTTATAGATTGATTGCTCTGGCATCTGTACACGAACAGAAATAAAGCGACCATCAGGGATATCAATCGGATCCCCGTCATTGAAACCATCGATATCATTACGTGCAAATTTAGGCGCATTAGGATGTGTACGGTGATACGTTTTAACGAGAATAGATCCGTCTTTGTTAACTTTAGAGTTAACCCATATCAACGGCTGTTTATTAACATCAAGTGGAATTTCAATACCACCATCAACACCGCCCCATCCTGCATCAGCATTAAAACCCAGCACGCCCTCGATAAGATACTCACCCTGAGCTACTCGAGTAACCGTAGCTCCTTCGGATTCGTCGTTAGTTGTGAATGTGCCATCGGGATTGATGTCGATGATTGGGGAGGCGCGTTTATAAAACCCATTTGAATCAACAGTAAATTTATTCGATGATAACAACTGAACAGTTGAGACCTCTCCATTTGCGATTCTCTGAATAGCTATGTAATCAGAACCGTAGTTCGGTAACAGAATATTTTGAAAATTATCAGACGCGTATTTAGTTGAAATACAACTTCCATAAGTGACAACGCCGTTTGGCATATTTGACGGATTTATATATGACCAGAACCCCGTAGGAGTAGATAGCAAATCAGATAAACGGCCGGTTGTATTTAGTGTTGTCTGCCCTAGTCCGTAACCACCAACAACCATTATCTTACCGGGTTCAGTTGGGAGCTGATTTCGTACCCACTTTCCACTCCCGATACGACTAACTAATTGTGGCAATCCATCTTGAACCATTATGCTTGCAGTGGCTCCATTACCTGCCACATTAACTTCCCCACCTTCACTTTTAAAATACCCACTTGTGATGAGGTTGCCAGTGATTAAATCGCCAGTTTTATTAACTTTATTACTAATATCCCCTTGCATCTTCTTAATGCTATCGAGCGTGACAACCTCGCCATTCGGCATCTCAATTTTTGTTTGCCCCGTTTGAGTCATCCATGTGTTCATTGCATCGAGAAAATACTCAACGTAGCTATTAATAGCGACCATTGTTCTAGCTGCATCACTATTATTATCTGGCTCAGTAATGTGAATTGAGAATGTGGTGTTAGTTGCGGTGGCTAATGCTGGATGTGCTAATACTAATTCAGTATCGGAATTAACGGATTTAATCATATACGGAATATTTGTTGTTCCCGATTTAATTAAAATAGTCATCCCGATATTAATAGCTGGATTATTATTTTTAAATTTAGTGCCAGTGCCTTTGACAATAGCAGACCCTGACACAGTAGAGACTGTGCCTATTGTGTATATCATGAGGTTATTTTTCCTTAAATGAGGATGAATTTTTCTTGCTTGCTACAATGAAGCAATCGACTAATCTAACTGCCACTTTCCCACCGCCATCTGTATAACCAACGACAGAAACAACAGTGTCTTTTTTTCCTGCGGGTATAGTGACTGAAAACTGTCCTGATGATGACAACCCATCTTTACTGAACTCACGACTATCACTAAGCGCTATGTCAAGAGTGGTCTTAACATCATCAACTTTAACATATATACCGCCACCACGAAGATCTGATGAAGAATGCTTAACTAATACGAACGGAATGCTTATGAGAACATCGTATGGCATGCCACCACTATAAATTACTGTAGATGACGTTTCTATCCGCTCAACTGAGCCTGTAGTGAATGAATTACTACTCCCTTTCATAACATAGCCAGTTGACACATCACCGATTAGTCTTTCTGCGTAAACTGTTCCTGTGAAATTTCCATCCGCACCATCGATAGTTCCTCGAAATATCGCATTATTAAATTCAGCATTGCCGGTATTGGCGTCAATATTAAATCCGTTTTTACCCGTCTCGTAATCTTTGGATTTAATAGCTTCAGATAACACCATTTCACGAACATTCGCTTTATCTAAAAATGCCTCCTTGATAAAAAGCTGCCCATTTTTGGCATACATGAATAACTCCATCTTGCCATTTGCGGGGTTGTACCAAGCGAAATTATTCGCGTTATAACCAAAGAATGATTCAAGCTTGCCATTCTTAACTTGAGCACTAATGACCTGACCTGCTGCATTGTATTTAGTGCCGTCGTGAACAATCGTGATATTGATTGAGTGTGTAACAACACCGTCGCCAGACTGCTCAAACGTAGCCTGCATCTTTTCTTCAATCATGCCTTGTTGTTCGTCAAACTTTGCTTGAACACGAGTTGTGTTTTCTGCAATGGCCTTATTTAGATCAACAATGGAGGTTTGTGCGGTTTGAATTTCAGCTACATTATCATCTATTGATGCATAAACTCGTTTGAACTCCTGCGCCCATGCTTCGTTATCCGTCGCACGAACTTGCCATAGCTCACTAATACCAACTTGTGATTCGGCATGTTTTATTAACAACTGTCTTAAATTACGATGACTTGCATTACTTAAAATAATTGCTGTCTCAGCATTCCAATCAAGTTTTTTATCCAGCTCTTTAAACGCATCCGTTTCTCTAACCGTGTTATCTAAATCATCAAAGATATCTGAGGGTAATGAGGTAGGAATACCTGAAGCTTCTACAAAAGCTGATTTACCGTAGCTATTGATAGTTCGAACATAAAAATAATAAGTATGCCCTGCTTTTAAATTCTCTTGCGTCCAGAAGTTTCCTTGGCCAACTTTGTTTGTTTTGGCGATCACTTCATTTTCAGAAAGATTAGCGAGTTTCTTTTCGCTAAACCAAAACTCAAATGTGTAACCAAAGACTGCAGAGTCTCCCTGCATTGGTGATGCCGTTAAACTAAACATACCCGGTGTTATTTCGACACCGATTGGTGCCGGAGGTGCTTGAATTGCAAAATCACTGATAGCCGGTGCAGACATAGCGCCAGCAACATTAATTGCTCTCACCTCAACACGATAAGTGCCTCTCGTTAAACCGTTAATATCAACACGCTCACCTGGTACTTGAATAGACTGAATGACTTTACCGTTTTGGAGAATATTAACCGTGTTATAGCGAATATCAGATGCCACGTTCTGCCATGATATATATCCCTGAACAATGTCTGTGACAGAAAGTGGAACAAAGGCCAGATTAATAGGTGCTGCAACGCCACCGGTGGGTAGTTTGGTGAATGGAGGTCTAACAAAAGGTTTACCAATCACATCCTCATATAGATAAGCACCATCTTCTTCTAATGTCAGAGAGACACCTTCTAAAGCATGGAAGGTCCATTCAGCAATACGAAACTCAAGACCACTAATATTTAAAGAAGGTAAATCTAATAAAACAACCTCACCAGGGCGATACGCATAACCATCTAAATTCATTGTCAGTTGAACACGTCTACCGGCTTTCTTTTTGCGCAAGTATTGTCGAGCTAATCGCTGGGCTTGATAAGGGCTGGTAACAAAGCGGTAATCAACATTTTCCCTGATTTCTAAACCATCTTCTTCTATCCATTCATTGACAATAACAGGCGTAAAATCTGTCTTGGTATAGAGTTGCTCAGCGTCAATAAAAGTACCATACACCGCATTAGTAGCATCTTTTAGCCCCGTTTCAGGGGTACAAGTTACGGTATCAATGAGTTGTGATTCTGTAATAGTTTTTAGCGCTGGTCCATAATAGGCACCAACTTGAATACCGTGTTTTCCTGCTGTGAATGTAGGCTCCGCATTAATGCATTTATGCATTGCTTCCAAGACACTGGATGGGCTTTCATTTAGATCATAAGCACCATTTAATGTGTATCGACGCTCTGAGCCATTTTCAGCATCACTTACGCTTTCATCACATAAATCTGCGGATTGTTTAAAGCTCTCAAAATCAATATCGCTATCAGGAACCTTTAAATAATTTCTATAATAATCAAGAATAACTAACGCACCATTATTCGACCATTCTGTTTTCCCTGTACGTGGATCAAAGAGTTTTTTACCCCAAATTTCACATTTAACATTGGGCAAACCATAAGGGAATTTTTCTTGGTCAAATGTGAGCGTCACCCGTAACCAGGCCATACCGCGCCCTATCATATCCTCTTTCCATGACGGGCAGTTTTTTAGCATAAAAGGATCAGCGTCTTTCCTATCGTTATGTAATTCCCATGAAGCCTTGTCACCAAAAGTCTCAATAAGATCATCACCAAGCCAAATTTTCCCCACTCTGTCGATAGGATGCCCAGCTAAAGCAAGCGCAAGTGTGATTTTTTCATTTTCCTCTTGTTCTCCTGGTTCTTCTTCAGCAAAGAAAAGTAATCCAGAAGCAACGGTTTTCCCAACAATGACGGTTTCTGACGCAGAAGGAGAGCGTAACATTTGCTTGCGTTCGCTAGTGTCACGATAGTCCATGGAGGGAATTTTCGGTTTGAATATTAAAGAGCCGGCAACTTGAACTGCAATACCTGCCGACATTAACGCGATGCCTAGTGGTGCGGTGATCCCCCCATTGAATAACCCTGCGATCATCAACCCAGCGCCAACCACTTTTGTAATTAATCCACCATTACCACCCATTATTCTACTCTCCACGCTTTGATAGGGTTAATTTGCACGGGTCTAACACCAATAGAAGTAACTCCCCAATAATTACCCGCCCATACTACGGCCATGCTGTCCCCGTCATCACCCTTGAACATGACAAGATCCCCACGCTGTACAGAATCAACAGAAATAGATTTAAAGTAGTGGGAAACCGCTTTATCAAGTGATCCAAATTTAGATTTGATAAGGTTGAAGGCTTCTGCTTTGGTTTTGTATTGCCCAAGAAAGAGTTTTATTGGAGAGAAACCACATTGTGCGTAAATACATTCAGAGGCAAAAATACAACAGTCAAATTCACCCCATGAAAAAGGGCGACTCATGGCCGCCCTTATGGTTTCTGGTAACTGGAGTGTCCAGTTTGGTTGTTTCATGAATAACCTTTGATAACTAATTAATCACAATGTTCATTCCATGTTTTATTGAAAGAATCACTACCATCATCAATAAAAGGGGTTGATAACAAATATATATACCGTTGATACCCTGTATATGCATTAAAGCTATTCTTTGAATTTACATTACCACACACGGCCCCTGTTTTACTTACATGACTACCAGATATATCAGCAGAGTTGGGGTCTTTTAAAATTTTCAATAAGGATGATTCCGCTTGTTGTATATACATATTTTTCGTATTTACTTCTTGCTGATAATCCTTTTCTATGCTTTCTCGCCATATCCTATATTCGTACTTTTCACCAAACATTGGAGTAATATCATTAATTAGATAAATAGAAATAGGACATAATATAATTACAATAAAGCAAGGAATTATAAATCCTGTCTTTTTATAAAAAGAAAAACTAACACCCAATATTACTACGGGAAATAAAATCCCCATCCATAAAAAGGCTTTAGTTGAAAACAAAATAACAGTTGCAATCCAAATAGATGCAGTCAAAAAAAACAATAAAGAAAACCACACTTTTTTATTTACAAGTTTTATATATTTCCCCGTATGGCTATGCGATTTCGTTATTTCTTTTTTATCCGACTTTAATTTTTCCTTCAGAATATCATCCGGATGTTTATATTTAGAGTCAGCATGATAAAATCCATCATTATCTTGGGTATACAATACTCCATCATTAAACAACTTATTAATTAGAGCACTACATTCGTCACTAGTTAAATCAAACTCTTCACACAACGTTGATTTATCGAGTGTTTTTACAGACAAACAATATCTTATAATACTGTCATAATCTTTAGTGGTCACACACTCCTCCATAAAAGACAAAACCGATTTCATATAATTTTATAAATATATAAGCAAATTATTTATATATAAATGCAGGTGCATCTTTCTTGCTACCCCAATAAATGGCACGTTCAGCCATTTGAGCAACATAGCGAAAAATACGATCCCCTCGTCTTCTTGATGACCATGATTCATCAGTGAACCTGTCAGGTAAACCAATTGACCATCGTTCAAATCGATTAGAAACATTAACACAAACAGCATTCTCTTCACCAGAAACGACACTAATTGATGAGATCTGCCCGACAAACAATATTTCCGCGATTAGTGGCTTACCATCTTCGCCAATGGCTACCATCATTAATCGCACCTCCCTCCCTCGGCTTTGTTCATTCATCACCATACCGACAAGGGACTTGTCAAAACCAGCTAGTTTAAGTTGTAATTGGGGCGGGCTTGTTGTCTTGTTTTCATTAAGTTGACTGATTTCACCAAGACTTCCTACACCTAAATAAGTTTCTCCTGCAATCACAAGCTGACCAACGCCAGTATGCGCACAAGTGACTCCTGATTTTAGGTTTAGTCGAGCGGCAAGCACGATATAAGCACCTTCGTTAATTGCTTTTACCATACCGTCAGAAAATGGATGATATTGCATTAATACAGTACCTCCTCAAATGAAAGGGTAACATTAGAATATCCTAGTCTGCGGTGTTGAAATTTCCCCTGCTCATTGTCTGATAATCGAAAAACCCCAAAAGGGGCTTTGATGATCACCTCTTCGTTCAATGTAGGTGGAGTTCTGAGCATAGGAGAAATTGAAATGACAGCTCGACCTTCGTTGTCGCTAACAACATCCGCTACTACCATTTTCAACTCATTCCCAATTGTGAGGCGGTCACCCTGCTGTAAAACGCGCATATTTCGCTTCCAGCCTGATGTTTGCAAAACACTACCAGACTGCCCAGCAGAGGAAATTTTAGGAGTGCCGTACCCTTCTTTCCCTTTTCTAATCCAACTCGATATTCTCACTCTTCCTGACATACCATCAAGTGCGGCAACAAGAGCCTCAAGTTTACGTGATTTTTCTTCACTTAAATTACTAAACGTTAACTCACAACGCCAACGGCTCCCCGGAAAACGAACTGTTTGACTACTGCCATTAAACGGAGAGGTGAACGTTTTACTATTACTGAGTAATTGCCAATCTTCATTAATAGGGCATACATCTTCTGGCCATGCTAAAATATTCATCTACACTCCTAACGTTCTACGTGCAGTTCCATTACTCTGAAAATCTTGCAATATAATCGCCCTTGCTTTTTGTGCACCAGCTTCTGTACCTTGTTCTGCAGCTTCTTTCATTGCTTGAGCAAGAACAGCATCACCGTTACCTGTCACCGTAATTTGGTTTACCACTGTGATATTAACTCCTGATGAAGATGATGTTGTGACTGGTGTTGACGGCACCTTTCCAGCCAATGAACCAACAAAACCACCAGAAGCATAGCCCTGTGTCGAATTCATCAAGCGATAAAGATTGCCGATCCCTAATTTTGCTGTCGCTTCTTTTGTGAAGACAAACTCACCACCATGAACAACGCCTTTAGGTTCAAACTTCCCGCCATGGCCCGTATATCCGCCATACGCAAAAAGTCCTCCTGGCCCTCCACCAGCATCACCACCGCCAGAAGCTCCGCCCATAAAAAAGCTGGTTCCTGCTTCAATCGCTTTGAAAACTAACATCTTCATCACCATACGAGTAATGTCAGATATCACAGCATTCGCAAAGTCTTTAAAGCTACCTTTACCCGTTAAAACAAAATCAGCTAAAGAGTCAGACATATTATTCAAAGCATTAGCGGTTACATTTTTAACGTTTTCCATCACATTGGTAGCGGAATCACTAAAATCCGAAAGCCCCTGACTTAAACCTTCAACAGGATCTAATTTCATTAATTCGCGTTTTTGTAATTCGGCATCAATCTTTTGTTTTGTGAGTTCGACATTGCGCTGTAAGTTTGCAAGCTCCTTGTCTCCTAAATCCACACTGGCTTGCTTATACAGCAGATCAACTTCCCTCAAAGCATTTAATCGTTCCTGTTCCGCCCTTGATTTTCCTATTAGAGAGGTTTCAAACTGCATTTGCTCAACTTCTTTACCACGATCATAAGCAAATTGTGCGACAGAATTAGCACGAGCCATATCATCAATGGCTTTAGCTTTCTCTTTGATAGTTTCGATTGCCTTTGGATCAATCTTTAAGATTTCGTCAAATTTATCTTTATTTGTTTTGATATCAGCAAGCGCAGAATTATATTCATTAAATGAAGATGTGGTGCCATACAGTTGAATACTCTTTCCATCGGCAATCAATGAGGCTTGCTTTTCTTGTAAATCAGAAAGGAGTTTTGTGTACTGTTTGGCATAATCAATGCTTGATTTTGGCGTTTTGGGTGGTTTGATTTTTTTAGATTGTGAGGCAAGTTGTGCCTCGATTTCTGCCTGTAACGCTTTATCATAGCCTTGCATATCAGGCGTTACTTTTCTACTGGCGAGAACATCCTCAGCGTTCAGTTTAGCTAATGCTTCGCCAGTAGCCTTAGCTTTTTCAATGGCTCGAAGAGAAGCGTCTATTGATTTTTGGGCATCAGCAGATACTATAATTAAAGAATTTGCTGAAAACTGTTGTTGCTCCTGAGTGGCTGAGCGAATAGATTGCGCTAAATTATCAAAAGCAGAACCTTGTAGATGAAGTTTACCAATTAATTCATCAGATCTAACAGATGCATCATAAATACGACTTGCATAAAGCGCATAGGCATTAGAAACCATTCCATTTTTTTGAACTTCAGCATCAAGCAATAATGCCATTTTCTTACGTGTGGCTTCTAATTCTCTATTTTTTGCTTCAACCTCTGCTATTACTTGGATTTCCTCTTTTCTAGCTTCAGTTTGTTCTTTAATTATCCTGATTGAATCTACATCGCGATCGCCAGTATAATAAAGAGGAGCCCATTGATTACCGCCGTTACTATCAGATGCTTTACGTGATAGCTCTTCTTGCTTTCTCTTTAGCTCTTCTATTTTCTCAATTTGTGCGTCAAAACTATCAGATAATTTTCCTATTGATGCTTGACGTTCTGCATTACTCAGTTTATTTAATGCTTCTGTCGCAACATCTAATGATTCTGCATACTCAAGAGCCTTTTGTCTTGATTGTTCTGCTTGTTGTTGCCACTCATAATAAGCCATTGCACCAACAGTCAATAAACCAGTCGCAATCCCTAATGGTCCCCCAAGAAAAGCAAGTGCCCCTCCAAATCCCCGTCCTAATGTTGAACTAGCTCTTTGTGCTGCATTCAATCGCTGTATCGCTAACGTTTCTGCATTTGTGGCCGATACAATAATTGAAGACTGTGCTTTCATTCGCATTCTAATACTACTGCGCTGAGCTTCTGTCTGAGCCAGTTGAAGTTGTGCTTGTAAAGAACGCATCTCAACACGAGCCAATTCTAACTCGGCTGTCATTTTTGCTTGCGTTGCCTTGGCAGCAATAAGATCTTGTTGAACTTTTAATTTTGTTGCTGTTGTTTGTGCATAAGTGGCTTGAGTCCATTTTGTTATTTTTACCACAATAGCTGTAACTGCTAATGCCTCTACCACTTTCATTACTTCAGAAAAGTTATTAGATAACGCAGATAAACCAGTGGTTAATAGCTGGGTTGCACCACTGCTTTGATTGGCTTCACCAACAAACTTTGTCATTGCTGATTGTAAATTAGTAAAACCTTGGCTAACAGTTGTCACACTGGTAGCAAATTTTTGATCAACAGAATCTTTGACTTTTTCCAATGCCTGAATGATTTTATCAATCGCCATTTCACCGTCTTGGGCTTTCTTTTTTAAATCCCCCATGGAGATCCCCATGCCTTCTGCAATGGCTTGTGCTAAACCGGGGATTTGTTCGATAACAGAGTTTAAATCTTGCCCACGCAACTGGCCTGCCGCTAATGCTTGGCCAAACTGTGTTAACCCCATCGCAGCAGAGGCAGCACTGGTTCCTGAAAGAGAGACCGCTTTAGATACCGTTTCTGTCAGTTCGGCTACTTTTTGCTGATTAATACCTAGGCGTTCTGCATTATCTGAAAAACGCTGATAAACCTGTGCAGTTGCATCGAGTGACTGGTAGGTTTTTTGGGCAATGGTATAGACATCATTGGTCGCTCTGTTTAGGGCTTGAGTGCTATCTGTGACTAATTTCAGTCGGTTTTGTAGGTCAGTCCAACCGTCAGCATAGTTAATCACTTGCTTCACCGACAATGCGCCGGTAACAACTTTGGCAAAATTAGCAAATGATGAAGCTGATTTTGCCGTCTGTGACGCCATACGCTCTTGCTGAACAGTAATAGATTGCAAACTCACACGAACATTTTGATTAAATCGTTCTGTTTGATGCTGACTACGGTTGATCGCATTGGTGAAACTAGCCGTGTTCAGCGTTAAATCAATATTTAATGTTCCCAATGCGCCAGCCATAGAAACTCCTTAAAAACAATAAAATAAAAGCCCAGCAAGGGGCTAACGATGAGCTAAAACATTCTGAGTAACGCTATCCCACTCTTCAGCTTCTGATGTTTTTTTCTGCCACATTGGCATAAAGTCAGTTAATTTAGGTGGGGTAGATTTCGGATCGCAATTCGCTATTGCTAAAAGATGAGCCACTTGCGCCATACGGTAATCCTCTCGCCATAAACCAAAGGGTTGTTTGCGATAAAAGGCTTCATATTCACACAAGTGGCTTTCGGGCATTTGCTCTATTTCTACGAGGGTTTTTCCCAGTGCCAACGACAATATTATTTGGAATTGTCGCCGGTCTGTGAGTTTTTTTCGTTACCGCCCTCCGCATTAAAAACAGCATTAGAGAACCCTTGCCCTAAGCGATTAAGACCTTTTAGGTCATCTTCATTTTCAGCATCAAAAAGGAGTTCCCCTTTTTCATCACAGAGTTTAAAGGCGAGCATACGTGCCACATCAAACTCGTCATAAACTCGATTCATTGCTTCATTGAATTGATCAGCATCTTCTTCGTCTAAATAAATATCTTGCTCTTCTGCAAGCTTCATTTTTATTTGACGTAATTTTCGCTGAATGTAATTCATTGTGCCAACATCCAGCTCTTTGACATAAAAGGTGTTATCTAAATAGGTAAAAGGAGTGATTTTAAGCGCTTGATTTAACACTAACTCACGTAATAATGTATTCGACATGGTAGCCCTTAATTTGTTTTGCTAAAGTTAGTTTTTATACGGAGGCTAAAGGAACATTTAAATAGTCGCGACCAGACAATTTAATCGACACACCTGAGTCCATCATCTGCCCAACGCTCCCCTCAATATTCATCCCCGTTTCGATCGAGCCGAAATAGAACATGGCACCTTCATCACGAGTGAGCACCATTTTTACAGCAAATTTTTCTTTGCTATTCTCATACTTACGTAATAATCGCTGAACAGCACTAGAGCTATACTGCAAGAAAAACGTTAATTTAATTGAGCCGTATTCCGTATCACCGGATTCATATTCTTTGCCGTCACTGCAAATAGTGGTGACGTCGATTTGTTCGGTCGTCGAGCCGTCTTTGCTGAAGCTTTTCACGGCACAAAAGTTATTAGACCATTGAATACGTTGTGCTTTTGCTTCTGCAAAATCCGTAGGTAGCGTTTTATCACTCCAATCCACTTCGTCACACAGGGTCACCTTATCGCCTTCAACACTGGCGACAGGAAAGCGCCCATTGAGTTCTCCTAAACCTGATAACACAATCATGTCATCAGCTTTTAATTTACTCCCTTCGATGGTGAGCGTAGCGGGAGAAAGTGTCATTGCAGTAATACTCACCTCCTCACCTAATCCTGTTTGAACAAACAGTTTTGTGCCAAGGAAGGGGGTTGCTTTATGATTTTTTGGCTTTGCCATATCAATATCCTATTTATCTGATGAGATAGTAAATTCCAGAATGAGCCGATGTAATTTGACATCGGGTTCATATTCGAAAAACGTGTTAATACGCTGAGAAAAAGGAATGCTTTCGACCATAATTGAGTTTATTTTCTTACGCATTGTTGTTAGGTTTTTGGGGTTAGAGTCGTACACATCGAGCTGGACGCGATAATCATCAAGATCCATCTCCACCAGCGCGTTATTCGGTGTGATACTGGAAAATTGGATCACAATAGCGGGGTAAACCAATTTACCTTCAGGCAATACCTGAAAAAAAACCCTTTCATCGACTAGCGCTGAAAGGGCTTCCTTTAATTGATAAATCATATTGTTACCTTGTTTTCTCAATTTCCTCTTTTAACGTTTGAACAATCACTTTTGCGGTGGCCTCTTTTTTAGCTTCAAAACCCGGTCTCATAAAAGGTTGAGCTGGCATCTTTGAAGTACCAAACTCGACGAACCACCAATAAAAAGGATCATTCGGGTTTAATGCGGCACTTTTTCCTGTCGCTTGTTTGAATGCAGTAATTTTTTTACCCGGTAAAGACTTTACCCAGATACGTGTTTTTGTTTGCCCGTTACGCTGTACTTTTGTTTTAGAGCGAATGTTACGTTTAATCGTCCCTTTGCGTCGATGTGGAACATCTTCTTTCAAAATGGGTACGCGGTTCTTAATTTCCTTTTTTAATGTCGATGCCCCTGCATTCATTGCTTTGCGTGCGCTACGGTTTCTAACCTTGCGTGCAACTTCTTGCATTTTTCGTTGTATTTCAGACAATCCGCTGATTTTAATCTCACCCATCATTAACTCCTTCCTTGCACATCAGTTGTAGCTCTCTGTGCTGTTCTTTCGGATCAATAATTGAGATGATATCGAACACTCTTTCACCATAAACGACACGCATTGACGTGTTTATTCCTGGCACGTAGCGAATAAGAATACGTGTGCTGGCTTCACTTTGGACTTGCTGTGCCTGAAAGTATTCACGCCCCTGATAAGGTGCAATAGATGCGCGTACTTTTGGTAAGAAATCTTCCCAAATTACTTCATTACCGCTAATGGCATCGGGCGCTAATGTCGGTTTTTGTATTTTAATGACATGCCGTAATTTTCCAGCTTGCATACAACCTCCTACACACCGTAAATTCGATAAGGTTGCAATAACGCTTCCACTGCAAAGGGTTGAGTTGAAAACGAGCGTCCTGAGATCACACCTTCGCGATTTTCATACCACTGCCCAATCAGTAATAACATGGCAGCAGAAACATCATCTGTCAGTAATAGATGATCGGCATCTTCTTGGTATCCTTCCGATACTTCCTTTTCATAAAGCGTCCTGCGAGTGTAGTTCTCGACAAACTTCACTGCAGAGTTGGTATAAAGAGCGAGCAATTTATCATCATCCGTAAAATCAGGATCAATATTGCAATGTTGTTTTACTAATTCCAGAGAAAGCATTATTTCTCCTTTTTAGCCTTGGTGTTTTTTTTAGGCTCAGGCTCAGGCTCAGGCTCAGGCTCAGGCTCAGGCTCAGGCTCAGGCTCAGGCTCAGGCTCAATAGCAAGATGTACAACTTCCTTTTCTTTTGCATAGCCTTTTTGAATTAACTCACGCCCATGTTGCTCTAAGGTCTCAATCTCTTTTCCCTCAGTAACAACGACTCCACCAAAATAAATGGCTCGTAATATAATTAGATTCATGTTGCCCCCAAAGAAAAAGCGGTCATGAAGACCGCTCTATCGATTATTCCCCTGATGTAGGCACGGTGAAATCACCGTAAACAAAGGCTTCCGGACGTTTTACTGCTAACGCCAAACGCTCCTCGCAACGAATTGATATCATGTTTTTCTCAAAATCGTCAGTGTTTTCCGTAGAAATCACCACATTGGTTTCTTCACGATCGAATAACTGTGCACCCGCGTTAAATGCCCCTGTTAAGAACTTACCTTTAAACGCTGTTGATTCCGTAGCAACAACAGGTAAACCCCATAAGGTTGGACCAATTAATGCAGATGGGTTGGCAAGAATGTAACGCCCTAATGAGTCTTTGGTTAATTCAATTTTTGCCCAATCGATAAAATGCAAAACATGCCCTGTAGCTGGCAGTCGAGCTAATTGCGCTTGTAGCATTGCAAGGCGTAAATCATCAATGCCACTTTGCTTTTCGACGCTAAATTCAGGTTTGTATTTAGAGGCTTGAGGAATGATGCCATGTAAATGAGCGCCTGAGCCATCACCAAACAAGATTTCTTGCTCTTCAACAAACTTCAAGCCATAACGCATTTCAGCATCGACTAAAGACTGCAGTTGTGCAAAATCATCTAGGATTTGTTTAGATGCCTTGAACATATGAGCAATAGTGGTTACTGGTGTGATTTTGGTTGCAAATTCAATGTCACTGTAAGGCTTAGTGGTATTTTCTGGTACCACAGAAGCTTTATTCGTAAAGCCCGTCTGCTGAACCCAGAAAATAGCCGGTGAAGTAGTTTTGCCTGGTGCAATCAGATCTCGGATAAATAAACGCTGTTTTGGCGCAACATCAATACCGGGTAAGCGCTGAGGTTCAACAACACCTTCAGCCACACCGGTTGAAGTTAATGCGGCTTGCACTGGAATAGAAATGCGCTTACTTGATTGAATACTAGAGTTAATTTCTTTCAGTACATCTGCAGAAATGACTTGCTGGCCAATTGTTTTGGCTGCCTGAACCGCATTATTCAATGGCATTTGTGCGACATGTTGCTCTAATTCACCTAATGAAGCTTTGAGTGTTTTTTCAGATTCACGCAATGCATTCAGTTCGGTTGCCATCTTATCTACTGCGACTTTAGTTTCAGTGCTTAAACTACCGACTTTTTGTGCTTCTTTTAAGGCTTCTTCGGCTTTAGCATTAAATTTGCCGTTGGCTTCTTCAATTTTTGCCGATAGACTTTTTAATAATTCATTTGTATCAGACATAATGTCTCCAATTAGTTAGCTGTGGCAAAGGCATTTACCGCCTTTTCCAATTCAGAAAGAGTGTCAGGATTAATTTCAGAGGTAGCGCTTGGCGTACCGTGAGGATTGGAAGTAGCGCTCGGCATACTTCGTGTTAAAGCACTAATAAGTTTTCTACGCTCAGAGCGAGAGGTGTTCGCCTTAGCAAGTAACGCATCTAATTTACGAATGGCGGCTTGTGGGCTTTCATCACCATCATCAACGATATCTGCAGTAAGCAAATTATCAGCAAAACCTTTCTCAATCGCTTCGCTCGCACAAATATAGGTTTCGTCGTCCATCATCTGACTTACGACTTCATTAGATTGCCCACTACGTGCAACATAGATATCTGCCATAGACGTATCAAAAGGGGCGAGATCATTAGCTAATTTTGCAAAGTCATGCCGATTACCCACACCAACAGCCCAACAGTTATGGATCATCAAAAAGGCACCTCGGCCCATTTGAACTTCATCGCCAGCCATTGCAATAATGGACGCGGCTGAAGCGGCAATACCTAAAATATTGACGGTCACTTTTCCACAGTGAGAGCGAAGTAAGTTATAAATGGCTAACCCTTCAAACATATCGCCACCGGGGCTATTAATATTGACAACTACATCATTATTTCCAATGGCGCGAAGTGCGGCAGAAATACGTTTTGCAGTAACACCCTCTCCCCAATAATCTTCACCAATCACATCTAATATCGAGATGGTGTTATCTGTACTTGATGCACGAATACTGCTATTCCATTTATCCAGTGCTTTGGATTTCAGCTCGTAACTAATCGATGCGCAGGGGCGATCCTCCAGCGCAACTGGCAAATGACTTTTTTTCATAAATTTACTCCTCAGAGTGAGGTTGATTGGCTTGAGAGTGTGGGGCTACGGGATTGCCTTCAGGGAATAACCAGTTGGTGATCTGCGCTTTAAGTTTTTCAGCTTCATTGCTAGAAGCTTCTTGTCCAAGCTGATCAAGTGGCGTTAAATTAAGCTGAACAGTGTAAATATCACCACCCTCAATCGGCGGTAAATTCTCTAACCGTCGAACATCATTTCGACTCATCCAGCCATTTTGTAATGCCGTTGTATAGTAAGCAGAACGCCCTGCACTGTCAGCCCGTAATAGACCTTCAACAGAGAATTCAGCATAATAATCGTCGTCATTATCAAGCAGGCATCGGTTGATTTCTTGTTCAATATTAACCAATAGAGGTCTAAGTGTGTTAGTGAGGAATTGCATATTCATCCCCTCTACACTCGATGCCCAACTACTTTGCTTATCAGCATGTCCAACCATAAAGGGAGGAACTCGAAACCAACGGCAAATCTCCTCAATGCTGTATCCTCGACTTTGTAAAAGCTGAGCTGTTTCAGGATTCATTGTTACATTTTGAAAAGATAAATCTGCCTCAAGTATCATTACCTTCCCAGCATTTTTTGAGCCAGAAAAAGTCGTCAAATGTTTTCTTAAACGCTCTCTCTGTTCTGGCTTTAATGCTGCTTTTGACGTAAGCAACCCGCTGGTTTGTAACCCATTTTCGAAAACCTTTCCAGCAGCTTCATCCGTTGATAGTGCCGTGCCAATAACATCTCTCCCTACTTGAATAGGGATCATTCCACAAATACCATCCATACCAAACCCTCTGATATGCATTATATTTTTATCAGGAATAACTCTCTTGACTGATTTTGAATCAGTGTAAGTATATTCTAATCGTCCATTATCTAAGCGCTTTACTATCATATTTTGCGGTAGTAATGGATTAAGGGAGACTAATTTAGATCCAATATATAACTTCTCAATAAAGGCGTTTCCTCTTAAGCATAAGCTGGCAACGACCATTAACATAAATCGAGAAGGTGTCATTTCTGAATTTGGTCTTCGGCACAACACAGTGTAGGCAGGATGTTGTTTTGCTAGTTCACGAGAGCCATCTATATTTGTTTTATAGATTTTAAGCGGTAACGTTGAAATGGATTCACTAAGCAACCGAACACAAGACCAAACAGCTGACAACTGTAAGGCATTATCAGCCGTCACTGTCTTGCCACTACTGCTCTTTCCTGACCACTCCCCCCAAAATGTGCCGTCCGCTAAACTAATAGGGATGCCCATCCAATTAAGGATGGCGGACTTCACTCTCCCTGGTTTTTTTAATGTGCCCATCTAAATCCCCACTATAATTGGATCATCAAAGAATCCTTCAATATCTCCATCATCATCAACTCCACCTTCAGCAGTACCAATCGCCATTGCAGAGGCCACGACTCCATCAATTCGACCGGTACTTTTCTTTTTAGCAAAAATACGATTTTCTTTTTGATCTGCCTCTAAAACGGCAGAAGCTGCATTCCACCTCAAACAAGGATTAGCATGAATGACTAATTTTTCATCATCTATGAGCCCTTCAAATAATTCGATTGAGTGAGGCATCCATAGCCCAGAATCCTTAGCTTTGTAATATCCCTGCCCATGAGGAATGAGAGATACTGTTACTGAAGCTTCGTCTAATTCAGGCTCGAGATATTTAATGCGATATTGGTCAAACCCAATTGCAAGTAAATTAACATGATGAGTTATTTCAGATAGGCGCTCTGCAACAAATTCATATTTGACTGCTTTACCCGGTGTAGTATGAATAAACCCTTGCCTAACCCAAGCATCATAAGGAACCCTGTCAGTTTTAGCTCTTTCCAATAAAGTGTCTTTGGGTGTCCAAAATTCAACATATAGGTGTTTGATGCGAGGAAAATAAAGCGCGAGTGCAGTTAAATCTCGTGTTCCTGATAAGTCTAATCCGCCATAGCATTCTTCACCTTGTAGATCTTCCAAAGTAAAGAGTTTCTCTCGATTCATCCAAGTGTCACCATTGATCCACGGATTATCTGCATCTACCCATTGGCAGAAGTTAAGACGACGAACAATGCTTTCTTTTGCTGGCATTCCTTGGGCTTGTGTGACTTGTTCACGTAAATAGCGATCCGTGAAGGTATAACCTAGAGAAGGATTTGCTTTTCCCCAACACGATTCATCTTTAAACGGGTCGTCTCCTTCATCAAGAGAACAGATATAAGAAAAGAAACTGTCATCTTCAATGGTGCTTTCAGCAACTTTTCGTCCGTATTCATGGTAGTCATAACACACGCTGGTTTTATCATGGCCACTGTTTGTGATCATGAATATCAGTGCTTGTCGCCTACCTTTTGTACCAGCACGCATCATTTCAACAGCAGTGTTATTTCGATGCTCATGAATTTCGTCGATAAGGGCGCAGTGTGGTCGAGGGCCTGATTTCCCATCATCAGAACTAATTGGCCTAAAGAATGAGCCTGTCTTTAAAAAAGCCAAATTCCACTCTTTGCCAGCACCGCCTGATTTAGTGATACGCTGACTAAGCGCAGGTGACTGATCAACCATTGCCACTGCATCACGAAACAAGATCATGGCTTGGTCTTTCTTTGTTGCTGCTGCATAAACTTCAGCACGAGGCTCACCATCAGCGACTAAGCAATAAAGACCAACACCACCAGCTAATGGAGACTTGCCTGAGCCTTTTCCTGACTCAACATACGCCATGCGAAATCGACGTGTACCATCTTCCATTTTCCACCCAAAGATGGAGCCGATGACAAAACATTGCCAAGGCAATAGGATAAATGGCTTCCCTTCATGCTCACCACCATTAAGCTTTAACACCTTTGCAAAGAATCCAATAGCGCGCTGTACAGCATCAATATCCCAGACTAAACCGCGCTTTTTGGCTTCATTTAGATCTTTGAGATGTCTTGCACAAGAATTTCTGATATCAGGACCAGCCAGTATCTTTCCACTATTAACGTCTTGAGCGTATTGAGTTGCAGGATCAACCGAAGTATTGGTTGAGTGGGTCTTCCTCTTCTTCTCCACCATCTACTTTCACCTTTGAGCGAGATGCTGGCGTTAAACCAAACTCGACTAAATAACTTTTGAAACGTCGATCCGCATCAGCCAGCATCGCCACTGCAGGATTCGCTTTAATTAAAAAATCCCCTAATTGGGTTTTTGTTGTATATGTTCGACCTTCAATGGCGATGGTGTCTCGCAACTGAAGAATATCGGCATAAATATCACACAGCCTTTCTAACGCAAATACGTCAGCAATAGTCAGAACGCCCATCCCATCCAACAATAGCGTTAACTTTACCCATGCCATTTTTCCCCAGTCCGTCAAATGTTCAGGTGGGCTTGGAATTTCACGTTTAGGTTGTGGTTCTTTATCGTTAAGTTTTCGTTTTCCCGGATTACCGGTGACCACCTTCAAGTGGGTCGGTTTCGGGCGTCGTCCTGCCATCGGAACCTCCCAGAAAAAAACTTTTCATTTCGCGGTTGTGCACACAAATGACGGGGCTAGGTAATCCAAACAAAAGGATTTGAACTTTTTACCCACCCCCACCGTTATAATTACAATTGATATTACTTTACTTATTCCAGATGTACGTCAGGCGCATCACCGAATATGGACGGTTTGCATTTAAATGTAACCGTCACTGAATTATTAGCGCCTAATGGAATTAATAAATAGCTTTTCTTGATGCGCTAACAATTCCCCGTCAACACTGAGTCCATAACCAACATGAACGCCATTCTTTATTAACTTAGATAATTTAACTTGCTTACTCATTATCATACTTTCCTCTATGCTTGATAGGCTGGGTTTAGACTACAGAATTCTCATACTCTGAGGCTCGGGCTTCATTGATTCGCTTTCGCCTTCAGCAAGCCATGTTTCTATTCGTTTAATCCCACCAAAATACATTCTTGATGGATTCAAGAAGTTAGATACCATATCAACCGCGATACGAATGCGTTGCGAGGTATTTAATGCGAACCCTCTAGGATCGTAATCACGTCCCCAATGATGAAGCTGCTCTATACGAAACAAGATATTATCGGTATCAACATATAACATTCTCAAGAACCACTCAGGCGCTTGTTCTTTTTGCGCCTTGATGAGAGCACTCTTGAGTCGTCTTAGCTGAGGACATGCCTTAATGTTATCTGCGTAAGCTTTTGCAAATAGTGTTGCCTGGTCTTTATTTTGAGCTTCAGGTAAGTCAAGTAATGTCACTAAAACCTCTCCTTACTGTTGTTATGAATTACTCAGTGATTGCTGTGTTACTTATTCCAGTGAGAATTAGGATCAAGAGGAATGCCATCCGCATTACAGCCAACAACCTTGCCACTCTTTTCCATTCGCTGTTTTGTTGAGTTATGATGCAGTTCGCATAAGCTTTGGAAGTTATTTTTATCCCAGAATAAGGCTTGTGCTTTTGTGATAAGGCTCTTATCGCCAGATTGAATTGCATCTCTAAGTCGATGCGGAATAATGTGGTCAACAACAGTAGCTGCAGTAATACGGCCTTGCTCTTGGCACATAACACAAAGTGGGTGCTCATTGAGAAATGCTAATCGCACCTTTGCCCATCGACCACCATAGACATTGCGTTTTTTCATTTCTTATCTCTGACTACACCACGTTCTGTTAACAGCCTCAGACCACGCTTGATGGCTGGCTTGCATAGCTCTGTCAAGTTCAGCAATAGCGATAGCATTCTGCTTTATTTGGCTTATCACATCATTGTCAGGCTGAGCCTTAGTATCTAGCTCTGACTTATTACTGACAAGCACACCACTAAACACTGCATCACCTGATACACAGCACTTAAGTTTTGCTCCATCAATAACAGCATCTTTCATAAAATACTGACCTGAACCTGCAATAAAGTAATCATTGCCTTGCTCTGGTTTGATATTGACCTTGACACCTAAATCTTGCATCAGTTGCTTAATACGATTGAGTTGTTCTTCTAACTTATCTAACTCACTTGTATCCACTGAGACTTTTAATTGAATAGTGTTATCTGACATCGTTTAATCCCTCAATAACAATAGGTTCACCACCTGCAATCTTGGCCCACTTATTCTGCTCTGGAAGTAATTCTTTAAGTTGATTATCGATAGATTGAATTGTTTCAATTACTGCAGGAATATTGCGATAATTAAATAATCTATATTCATTAGTTAGCCGACTATAGGTGAGGCAAGTTTCATCTATAGCGCCTGCAACACCTTTAAGTTCAGACTGTCTACTTCGAATTAAAGAATGTATCTTTTTGGATAGGTATACATCACGACCTATCGCCTCATAGTTAATCTGGTTATCTGACATGATCCTCTCCAATAAAAAAGCCACCAGCGATTAACTGATGGCTATCTATATAAACTCTATCAACGCCACTCAATAAATGACGTTTGTAGAATTAATATATTATGTCTCTCCATAGTCACGCCGTTTCTTCTACCTACAGCTGACGTTGCTGATAATGACCGAAAATAGCTAAGGCGGTGGTATTCATTGTTTTTAACTCTCACTATGCGCTATCTGTCGAGAATAAAACAGGTCATGGCTAACATAGGAGACAACGACAACGCTACGTTTTCTTCTATTGGCACGAAATAAAAATAGCAGTATGATTAATATGTATTTATTTTTGCTTAAATTCAGCCGCCCTGTGAAATCAAACTCACAGGGTTATTTTTATATTACGCTGTTTATTTAGGTAGGAGATAGATAAGAATAATCAATCTGGTATATATATTTACCTAAGCTATACTAAGTAAACATCGCTATACTTTGATTGATATCTTGCTAGTTTGCCCTCGTACCCTACGTAGGGCTTTTTTTATTTCTTTTTATAGCAAATCCTTAATTCTTTGACTGGTATCATTATTTAATATCTCGCCCATGTATATTCTGTATATGAAATTTGACTTTATCTATTCAGTCATTTGATTAGCCATTATTGTATATAAACTTTTTGCCTATTTTTATTTTGCGCTCCATTTCTATGTGAGCGCATTTTTATTGAGGTAGCACAAAGACAATGGATAGTCTCCTCGTTATACTACCTCTACTCTTATAACAACAATCCTCTCCTCTAGTTCAATACCTTACTTTTCAGCCCATACCTCACATGGGCTTTTTTAATTTACACACTCCGTTCTAATGTAATTCTGCAAATACAACGTTTGCTGTTCGTTCTCGACTATCATTTCTCTGAGACGTAGATAATCTTGTTCAACTGCTTTGTTAAGTCGTGCGGTGGCTTCATTGCTTCCGCTTTCGGTGGAATTCTTGGTAACTGTTGGACACTCAGCTTTGACGTACACCCGCTTAGAGCCAGAGCTAACAGCATCACGAAGAGTGTCGATTTCATTCTTTGCACTAGCTAACTCCTGTGAGTAACGAATATCGAGTTGATTTAATCGAGTGATACGGGCTTGGTAGTCTTTGTTGATTTCGATTTGCTGTGATAGCTGCTTTGTGAGTGATGACTTATCTTTTTCCAACTCGTCAATATCTCTCTTTAGATTTGAGTTTTGATGAACAAAAAACCAAATCACCAACAGGGGGATAAATGCAACAAAATACTTTGCCAGCAGCTTTAAAAGCTCTTTTGTTATTATCCCCATATCACTTAACGCCATTGTGCTCTAACGAGTAGTGATTGCCGTCATTGAATCGACCGCCCCACGTACCGCCGATAGATTCCCAATATTCACCAAGCAATTTATGGTCGCTTGATGCTGTTAGATATTTGCCATCTTTAAATAGGTTGAAATCCACAGCTAGGCGTTGTGTATGTAAGCTGTTTTTAATACCGGCACCTGATTTAGCATTTAACTGTGCTTGCTCTGGTGTTCGGTATGCTTCCGAGAATGTCAACTCATATCCGTTGTCGTAGGCAAAAATAATTAAGTCCGCAATCATGCGAGTGAACTTGCGTTGTTTCTCACCGAGTGTCATTTTTACTAACCCCTCTAAATATTTGCATCACATTCCCACGACTAAGAATTATTAGTGCGCATAGTGTGATATTGATTCCGACTTCAAATGGATCTGCATGAGCGTAGTCATTCGTTAATATGCGTAGTGGGATAGAACCAAGCATAACAATGAGAACCCATGCTATAAGTGACGGAAAGAATTTGTATTTAGCGCCGTTACGCTCATAGTTAACAAGACGAATAACAGCGAATAAGCATGAGAAAAAATTGACGTAAATCCAAAACATTGAGATGGTCATCTTCCACCTCCTCTGAATTTATCTATCAGGTTGTTAATAACGTTGTTGATACTGTCTGTGAGCGCGCCGGGTTTAGATATCGTTACTAACACACCAACCAAACCAGCCGATGAGAACATGGCACCAACAGAGCGATCGACTTCTCTATCTCCGACAATGCCACTCAATAGTGACGACATGAAATCAGCGCCTAATATCCCAATCGCAAATGCAACCGTGAAATACGCCCATCGTTTTAACAGCCGGATATCATGAGCAGATAATACAAATATCACTGCCCCTGCGAACGCACCGATAACAACGCCTGCGTCCATACCTGAATAGAGACCTACAATAGAGACACCCGCTAACGAGGCGGTTGCTGTGCCTGTTAACGGCTCTTGCATATATGTAGTCCTGAGTTTTATTAATGTGAGTAAGTTAAACGTGCGAATATTAGACTTAAGATAAACTAATGGGTCAGCCCAGTGTAATTAACCGAAGGAATGGCTGACTTACTTCGGTGGAGAATATTGATGCCGATTGTTGAAAAAGATAAAACACTCAGAGAAATACAAGATGAAGTTGCAGCACTTCGAATCGCATTCGGATATCTCGGATGTGTAATTCCGCGTGATAATGCACTTGCTCTCGCAGGTGTGATTACGGCAACAGTTGATCACCAAGGGTTTGATGATAGTGTAAAAGAAAAACTAAAACATCTTGCTGAACAATTAAAAGAAAACGCCCTGGAGCAAGGTAAGTTTACTCAATTGTAGTCATTAAGAACGGAGCTTTGTTGGGGGTGCTGTTAATTTATCTACAAAAATAACATCATCTCCACACTCTGCTGACTTACCTATTCTATTGCTTAAGGTGAGGATAGCTTCACTTTGCTGGAGTAATGCAAGCTCTAATGCTTCTACTCGTTCCTCTAGGTTCAAATTACCATCCGTGCCAATAACCCCTGAAAATCCACCTTCATTTTGATTGCTCATAACTACCTCTCTTAAATAGAACGCCGACTCACAGCTCTTGTGTGAAGTGATTAGTGTGTGATTGATACTGTGGTCTGCATATAAATAGATGGTGGGCACAACTCCACCCAGTGTGCAATTATCGATATCTCTGCATGAGGTTTTCGATAATTAATGAAATACAGCTCGCCAATAAGCTTTATATTTAGATCGGGTAACGAAATAATGAAATGACCAAGCTAGATTTAATTGCTCTTTAGTCTTACCAGATAGCTTTACACATAGATTAATAAATAAATTTTTCATATTTTCTCCAATAAAAAAGGCCACCGAAATGACCTTACTGGTAAGCTTTTCTGCCTCTGGAAATAACCCGAACAGTATCACCTGTTACTGTCGTAATGTAAGCATGATCTGTACGCTTAATATCAAATGAAGGGATAGCATCTTTCTTTGTGTGTTCAACCCGCGCCACGATATCTTTATTTTCTGATTCTGGGTAAAACTCTAGGCGGTACATTTCTCCTAAGCAGTGGACTTCTTCCACTTTACGCCCTTCACGTTCAGTAATTAATTTAAGTGCGTACATAATTTCGTTCCTTATTTTAGATAATAAAAAAGACCGCCTAGGCGATCTTTAATTAATTCATACATTTTTATTTATGATGTATGACATTCTCTACAACACCAATAACAACCATCAGCAGTTCTATACCCATTAGCCTTTGCTTGAGAAACAGCCTGAGCACAACTGGTAAAATAACCTAAATATTGCCGGTTTGACGCGTTAGGCATATGGTCGCAACCATCTTGATGAACCTCATAATCACCATGATTATCAGTAGATGTATGAACATAGTAATGATGATACATAAATACCTCTTATTGTTGTGTACACAAAGAGATAACATGTAAAATAGTTAAGTTGTTCTTACCATTAGATCACATATCAAGGAACTATCCGGAATTTCCGGATGGATGAGCTTATAATGATAACTTGCAGGTTGCTATTCCCTCGAATTCGGGGGAGTTAAAATGGTGGAATTACACCAAATTAGAAAGCCCCAAGTGTATCGCAAACCAGACTTCTCCGCTCTGCGTAGGGACTATGAGGGGCACTGTTTCTGTAACAAAAAACCCCGCCGAGGCGAGGTTATAAACAATTTTGGCAACATACCAAATTAGACTTAAATATGGCCTATTTTGTTGACTTTTGCAAGTTGTCGTGATTATTTTTATTAATCTGCTCGATTCTAGCTCGCCTCATGGAAAGTAATGCCAATTTATCTAGCTCATAACATACATGAAGTAGACAATCCCAATATACTTGATAGTTTTTGTTCCAATTATCACGCTTAACACCCACCAACCTGGACAGATCTGTTTGTGAATAATTACGGCCAGTACAAGTCTGAACCGATAGCCAGACTAATGATCTTAGTCGTTCTTTAACCTTTTTAGTTATCTTTTTACCTTTATGCTGTTTTTCAAATTCAGACCATACATGAACACTGATATTAACTTGATGCTCAAATTTCAAACTATGTCCATAACAATACATTATCCATGAATGTTGCTCTTCAGTTAATGCATTAATAGCCCTACGCCAAGAGCATAATAAAAAATCCACAGGATTTATCATCGGCTTTGGAGTTCGACGACAGCGAGTTTCTAATACATAGATTGGATCAGTATCACGACAAACAAAACGGCCGTTTAATTTTAAATCTCGCATTCTAACTCTCGGTGTTGCTCTCGTGTCTGTTAACCCAAAATCTTCAAATGCTTCTAACTGACCTTTTGTTGAAGCTCTTAAGTTTGATGTAGCTATCGATGCCATATCACTTAAATATTCCAAGTCATGCGCATAAATTGGCATATTTCCTCCACTCGTGCCGTACACACGTTAAATAAATGCACCGATGCCTAATGAACGGTTTAAAAAATGAAATAACAATTCGAGTTGATTGCCATGAGTGGCTTCCCATAGTTTGGGGTCACGATGTAACTCGTCATGATGAATGCGACATAATGGAATAGTGAATAAGTCGTGAACTTTCGTTCCCATGCCTCCCATGCCATGACCGATGATGTGGTGCGGATCATCAGCCTGTTGTCCACACACGCAACACGGTTGAGTCTTCACCCATTGAAGCCATTTAAGATTCTCCCAACGTTGCATTTTAGGTTTCAGGAGAAATGACGCTGGTGGCTCTGGATCGATAGCAACTTTAATAACCGGCTTTATCGCATCTAAACGTTCATTCATTGCTGATAGTGCGGTTACGTTACTTGGAATAATGTCAGCTTCAGGAAAACCACCATGAACCTTGCGTTCCTCTTGTTTATCTGACCAATTTAAAATTTGCCGTAATACTGCTTCTGGCAATTCATCGACCAAGTTATGCATAACTGCAAATGAGAAAAAATCAGGAGTAGTTAGCTGGTGGCCACTATCTAATCTCAAACGACTACGAATAGTATCTAACATCCAATCGATACGATTTTTATGAGCTAATTCAGCAACCCACCCAGCAGATGAATTTCTAATATGGTTATCATGATGCCAACAAGTGCGGATCACGCCAGCCTCATTAAATGTCGTTACTAACTCATGGTGATGATAATTGTCTTCATCGTTATCAATCTGACAGCATTTGATATTACTAATAACCCACGAATCCATCGGTGCAACCTTATCTATGGCGTGGATCACTTTTTTGCTATTAAGAAATTGAATGATGTGCTTATTGTTTAAAATCGGCTGTTCATCGCCCGTTAATGCGCCTGAGGGCAACACATCTAAACTTTTTGGCACATCACTAATAATCACGCGGTGATGCTTTTTAAATTGCTCGAGTAATTCAGCACCAGGTTTAAGTAGCACAACACCAAGCTCTGGCTGAATATAAGGCGTTAATAATAATTTCATGCACTCACCTGTTTATTCAGCATCACCATGCGAATCAACTCATCCGTTTTACTCTCAAAGAAATGCGGTTGGGTTTCGCGAGGATTACTAGGACTGGTCATGTTCTTCCCAAACTGACAACCTCTAGCCGTAACAGACCAAAACTCTTTCGTTTTGCTAGCAGTTTTCGTACTTGGACGAGATAAACGTTCAACAATGCCGAGATCGGCTAATCGTTTATAAGCTTGTTGGGCTGAAATAGGTAATTGATGTTTTCTAATCAGTGTTGATAAAGCTACTGTTGGACGACTTGAACCATCCATTGATCCGCTTGGAGCATCAATCGCATACACTGGGGCTAATTCGGGTAAGCCTGCCATGGCTTGTAATTTTTGATATGCCCCTAATTTCGAAGAGTTTGAGAAATTCAGGCTCTTTGCCATCGATTCAAGCAATATGACTCCAGCTTGAACTTTATCGGCTAACTTTTCGCCGTGTTGCTGTGTTATCAATGCATCAAAAGTACGGATCACTTTTAAATGAAATGATGGGCTTATCCACATTGCATAGGCATACACTAATTCTTTGCAAACATATGTTCCTTGGTTAAGCCCACCAACAATGGTCACAATGGGAACCGCTCCTGTGATCTCAGGAGCGGTTGAAATTTCATCAACCAACTCTTTAGTTTGAGTCAAAGCACTCCAATTCGACGGTTGATGCCGTTTTTCACCACCTGAGACTCGATGAAGGTCATTTAAACAATAACGCCCTGCGGTATCTCGACGAATTTGAACACCATCAATAACAATTAATCCATTCATGTTATTTCTCTCCACGTTTTACTCGTGACCGTACATCACGTTATTAAATGAGCGGATAGTGATTTCTAACTTTCCACCCTTTACGACTTCCATTAACATCACATCCATATGCTTTACCTGCTGATCATCTTCCCAAATACCCGCATGTGTTAATGCATCAAATGGGGCCTTTAAAAAGTTATCAATGTCCCTGCGCTGTTTTGTTGGTGGGTATAAACGAACCAGGACAGAGACATTTTCTTTAATAGCTTTGGGTTTTCGTTTTAACTGCTCATATACAGAAGCAATGGTGTTAATTCGAAACTTACGCCCTTTTTCACTGATCAGCGTTCTACCCTTAATGTTTCTCCAATATGAGTTAACACTAGGTGGAAATGGCAACGTGAGCATGAGTTCAGGCATAAGTCCCCCACAACCCAATAGCCAGCATGAGAACGAACCAAAAACCTATAAACAGCGCGTATTTAGTTAGCATCGTTTACACTCCTTTTATCCCAAGCTTTCAGGGCTTCGTCCGCGTTATTAGCAATAGGACCTCTTGCTCCACATTTCTGACAGCGAGTGAATGTATTGATCATCACTTGCATGACTTCTAGTTTTTTAGAGTTACAGAATGGACAGCTTTTATTGTTCATTAGTGATTACTCCTTACTGCTCTGACTAACGAATCGTAGGGCTCAGTTGGTAATTTCCCCATATGTGCAAAATTAGAAGTGGCGTGTTTTACCCATATGATTGTTGGAATACCTCGTTTTTTTGCTTTCTGAGCATTTAGCTTTTCGAGGTAGACGGATTCTCCTGACTTACGCTCCTCTATCATTGCGTTATGAACTTTTTTAGCCTCATTCGTCACTTGATAGTAAAGCGGGTAATTTTCACTAACTCTGGTTAATGCACCGAGACTATGGAGATGAGCAAGTGCACGAGAGGCACCACCTAAAGTGGTTTCTAAATCACGAGTAATAATGTCGCGATCTACTACTTCACCGACTTTGTACAACGCTAAGATTTGCTCTGTGATTTTCATGCGACACCTCTCGATACAAGCCATTTTGCTTGTTCAATAAATGTTTTGCCGATCTGCTCTAATTCATCACGATGAATGTAATCGAATTTTTTACCCGTCCATGTTTTATCGAAAACAACTATTGCCCCAGCAAAGAATGCGCCCGTTGGTTTCTGTTTTTCATCTGCGGGAACAAACCACTCAGGAACGTCAAAACCAATACGTCCACGGATAAAACAAACGTGATCCGCTTCTTCTGGCCACCATGTTTCTGATGTAGCTGCTTTTAATAAAAAAACATATCGACCGTGTTTTTCACGCATAGCTAATGCATGGCTCATGATGTGACCAACACCTGTTAAAGGTTGACCTTCGTGATATGAACTACGTGAGTAAGGAGGGTTACCAAAGGCAACACCGCCGATTTCTTTTAGCTTCGCTGACCAGTCTTGAGTGAGTGCGTTGTCCTCAACGGTATAGAAATGCGGGCATTTGCTGTTTTGTGCATCAGTAAATAGATCTAGCGTGAACGGCCCATAGAGTGAATTGATACCCCAATACAGGTTTTCAGGTGTACGCCACTGATCGCCAATTTCTTTTAATTTATGGGCAGGTTGGCTTTTTAATTCCTGTAATTTCAATGCGTAATCAATCATTGCTGAGCCTCCTGTGACATTTCAGTCGCTTGTTTCCAAATACTGTTCCATGCTTGGCGACCAGAAAACTCACTCATACGGCGAATACCTGTCTTACCCGCTAATTCAAGTGCGATCTCTTCAATACGGTTTTGAGGTTTAGAACGAGAACCAATCAGGCGTGAGAATGCGCTGTCACGTTCAACGGTATCAACTTGAACCTTTGGCTCATCCTTTGGCTTTTGGCTACGAACGATCAGCTCATCAAAGTGTTTACGTAATTTACGAGGGCTTAAAATGTTTTGGTGCCAGAATGAATCTTTGTTGGCCCAGTCGAACAATCCACAAATTTGCTCATGAGTCCGCCCATCGATTTGACGCATCAAACGAATATCGTTCGCCCAGTCATACCAAGTAGGCTCTAGCGCAGATGGATTCAGTTTTTTAACACGACCAAACATCCATTTTGCCGTTTTCAAATCACCTTCATCACCCCATTTCTGGAAATTAGTGCTGTAAATCACTGCTTCTGGATAACGAGTTAAAAAATCATTTTTCGGCTGGTCGCTGGATTCGTTAGAATTCTGCGACGAAGGGTCTTTAGTGATCTGTAAGTTTCTATCTGAGTTAAGATCTGTATAAAGATAGGATTCCTCACTTTCGACGTTTCCATGATTCTGCATTTCTGCGGTTTCCATTCCGCAGTTTCGACGTTCCGATTCCTCACTTTCGACGTTTCCATTCCTCACTTTCGACGTTTCAGAAATAGACGGGAAAATCATAGAGATAAGTTTATTTCCATCTATCTTGTAGTGAGTAACTGGCGTGCCATTGACCTTTTTTGTTTTGGTTTCAATCACACCAGGGAAATATTTTTTACGTAATTTATCAACGAGGCGTCGAGCTTGCTCTTCACCAGAAAGTCCGTGAATTTCTTCTGCCAGCTCTTCATGGCTTTTATAGAACCAGCCATCATCAGCACTTGATGAAACGCCAGACCAGAAGACAAGTTGATTTAAAATTGCAGACAAGGCGTGAGCTTGCTGATCACCTTTGAAAAAATCTAAATAGGGAACAGGAATAACAATGACGTTTTTCTGCCCTGACATAGCTTGTACAACATCAAAAATAGTCGTCATAGCAACGCCTCACTTAACTCTGGTGTATTTCTCTTTAAATCGTTGTAATGGTTCACATTGCGGGTCGTCACAACCATCGAGCATAAAAATGACACGCTGTTTTTCTCTGTCATAACGAACAACATGAACAACGATACCCCTGTGATTTTTGTAGTAGCGATCAAGTTGGTTTGGGTTCTCATTGTTCATTGCCCGCTCTCCACTTGAAAAATAAAAATCAGCCCATGCCTTTTTAAGCGATTGCCTATCTACCAAATGTGCCGGTTTCTTGTAGTTGTCTGGTTGTTCGTCAGAGGCTATGATTTCTACATAGCGGAACGACTGACTACCCGAGACAGGTAAACAACGGAATTGCTTTTTAGGTATTAAATGCGCTAATCTACTCATGCTAATTTCTCTTCACACAATTGAAATTTGCAAACCGAAGCCAGAGGCCGTACACCTTTGGCTTCACCCTTTCTGGATATAGCCATCTTTAATTTCTCTTTTGATGTAACGAAACAAACGCATTCATAAATGTGCGGATCTGCGAAATTAATCCGTCCAACATCATTTTTATTTTTTGCTCTTCATCATCGTCAATAACGCCATCAGCCAAACTGTCCTTCATGATTAACGCTAAACGCCCCTGCATTTCGTCAACATTGCTACGCAGTACAAACAGCTCAGTTTCGTCCAACTCTGCAGGACTAATTCTGTCAACGAGTAAACGGTTCGATTCACGAGCGACAAATTCAGCAAATAAAACGGTCTTAGAGATATCTTGCATCGCTAACAACTCGTTTAAATCAAAAGAACGACAGCCATTTTTCTCGTAAAGTTTGTTGTTAAATGACGTTAAAGACAGACCAAGTGCTCCAGCCATTGCCTCACGTCCACCAGCTGTCGCCTCACACATTTCTTTCACTACCTGTTTTATTGATTGGTTACTCATTTCCTACCACCCTTGATGATTTCTTGTAGTTAACTGCTTTAAAAGGTTTTGCTATTCTTTTGGTAAGCCATCGGTTTTATTTGGATAGAGATCAGGGCGCAGTTGATGTGGAGATACAACCCAACCACCTAATTCACATAATTGAATGACTCGCTCTGCTGGTACTTTGTTATTTTTGATCCAGTTAAAAACTGACTGAGGGGAATTAAAGCCAAACATTCGAGATACTGCAGATGGCACCCCAATTGTTCTAATTGCTTTTTCTGTATAATTTTCTTGGTGCATAAATGCCTCTCCTTAAAGTAATACACTAATACTACTTAAAGTAGACAAATAAAACAACTTAAAATAGAAATGACAATGGCGGGATTGGTGGATAGAATTCTACTTATGGTAGAAAATAATAAATATGATACTTTCGCTAAACGGCTAACCCAGCGAATGAAAGAAGTTAATGTAGACATTCGGCAATTGTCCGAACAGGTTGGTGTGTCTTATGAAATGGCACGTCGATATACGCTGGGCACAGCCAAGCCTAGAGATGATAAGATGGAATTAGTTGCTAAAACCGTTTTTTCAACCCCTGCATATCTTGATTATGGTGTCGGCCTACAAACTAATCCTCAGAACGAATTTAATAAAGACACAGTAATAGTCAGACAAATTGAGGCATTTGCATCAGCTGGAAATGGTTATGTTAATAACCCATATCCAGAGGTGGTTAGATCAATAGAAATACCACAAGAACGTGTTTATGAGCTATTTGGCCGTAGTAATCTAGACGGCGTAATGATCATCAATGTTGATGGTGATAGTATGACTCCAACACTAAACCCTAAAGATTTACTTTTTATAGATACAAAAATAAATCAGTTTAATGGAGACGGTATCTATATCTTTAACTTTGAAGATTCTACGTTTATTAAACGATTGCAACGGGTTAAAGGTAGAAAATTAGCTGTAATATCAGATAATGATTTTTATCCTCCATTTTTTATCGATGATCATGAAATACATGAAGTTTATTTTCATGGAAAACTCATAAGAAGCCTACCAATGTCATTTAAACAATTCGCATAAACATTAAAGCCAACTTTTAGTTGGTTTTTTTACGCACATATTTTCTACTTTTAGTTGTTGACAATATCTACTTTTAGTTGCATTCTACTTCTAAAGCGAAATAATTTGGGTGAGGAGAGTGGTTGTGACAACTGAACCAATAATCATACCGCCAGCCAATTTCACTGATGAAGATATCGTTGCTTGGATGAAAGATAAATTATCTTCTGTTGATCATCTGCTTGAGCTTTATGCTAAACGTGGGGAGCTGGTGGCTGACTTATCAAAATTGGATGATGAAATAGACGAGTACAGAATCAAAAGTGCTATTCAGACCCAAAGAAAATGATTTTTATGTGTGAAGAGAACGTGTGAAGAGAAACAATGGCTGGCTGAGTCTTAAACCATTAACGGGGGTGTGGTGATAATGTTCTGCTCAGTCAGCCATTTTATCAAATTTAACAATAAGCAAGGGTACTGGCATTCATCCATGACAGTCCATATCAGGTATCTACTGTAGCTAGTGCCCTTTCTTATTGTGTGAAGTAAATAAACTGTGTGAGGAGAAATTAATATGTCACGCCCTTCGTTAAAAAATGTAATTGTGTATAAAGCACAACTACCAAGTGCAGAAACGATGTCTGATCATCTAATTAAAATGCCATTTACTGAAGTGTTAGAATCACATTTTTGTAGCTATGGTTATATACCAAACCCTGTTACTAATGAGTTAGTCACCCCTATTACAGGCGGATATTTACTGACTTTTCGTTTTGATCAAAAAATATTACCTAATGCTGTTATTAAAAAAGAAGTTAATGAACGCATTAGTAAGTTAAAACAGGATGGGATTGAATTTATTGAGCCTGATATTAAAAATACAGTCACTGCTGAATTTTTGAGAAAGGCGTTTGTAAAAACAATTACTACACTCGTTTTATATCATCCCAGCAAAGAATATTTATTAGTAGCTAGCTCTAATAAAAACATTGCCAATTCGGCTATAAGCACATTAATTAAGGCGTGTGGTTCAGTTAAAACAGAAACAATTCATATCGATGATGTATCACAAGGTCTAACTACTAGATTATTAAATACATTAAATAATAAAGAGGAAACGGATTGTTTTGGAAAAAATTTCTACCTAGGTCAATTTTATTTACTTGAAAGAAAAATTGATAATAAAAAAGAAATTGTAAAATATGATGCTGATTTTAACTCTATAAGAGATGTTCTTTTTGACTCTTTAAACAATCAATTTAAAATTAATTTAATTCAGTTATATACAGATGATATACAATTTAAACTTACTAGCGACTTCCACTTCAAAGGGATTAAACCAGTAAATAAAATTGAATTTGATGATAAAGATAGAGTTTATCGCTATCGACATGAGTGTTCACTCATCATGTTCTATATGACAATTACCATCGACTTTTTAATTGATTTATTAAAATATAAAGAAAAATAATAATTAGCCAACATCAGGGAATTTTAATCTCGATTAATTCGAGAGGGATTTTTATTACCTAAATATTGTGTGGAGAGAACAATGTCTTATATTGCAACAGCAACAAATAAACATTTCTATTATCTCGATGTACGGATCGAAGATATAGATATTCAAGATATTGCGACAGGTTTAGCCAATGAATGTCGCTTTAATGGACAAATTGATAATTTCTATTCTGTTGCTCAGCATTCTGTGTATACCAGTTATTTAGTTGCACCTGAATTTGCTTTAGAGGCCCTACTTCATGATGCCAGTGAAGCTTATGTCAAAGACCTACCGTCACCACTTAAAAAGTTATTGCCTGAATATAAATTAATTGAATTGCGTGTGGAAAAGATGATCCGCAAAAAGTTTGGATTACCTGAATCTATGTCTGACGCAGTTCATTTTGCTGACTTAATGATGTTGGCCACAGAAAAGCGTGATTTAGACATCGATGCTGGTAGTAACTGGTTAATGCTTGAAGGTATTCCAGCAAGTGATCTTGTTGTTAACCCACTAACACCACCACAAGCAAAAACCCTCTTCTTACGTCGTTTCAATGAGCTTTATAAGGGGGCTAAAAATGGCTAACGGATCAGTAAATAAAGTAATCATCATTGGCAATTTAGGGCGCGATCCTGAAATTCGCCACCTGCCTTCTGGTGGTGCTGTTGCCAATTTAGCTGTGGCCACATCAGAAAAATGGCGTGATAAACAAACGGGTGAAAACCGCGAAAAAACAGAATGGCATCGTGTTGTTTTGTTTGGAAAGCTTGCAGATATCGCCAGTGGCTATTTGTGCAAAGGCTCACAAGTTTATATTGATGGACAACTACAAACGCGTGAATGGGATGATAACGGCGTTAAACGCTATACAACAGAAATTGTTGTAAAGGTTGGAGGCATAATGCAGATGTTAGGCGGTGCTAGTAAATCTACTGGAGCACAACCAGCACAGCAAAATCAGCCACCCGCTCAACCGCAAGCACCGCAGAATCAGCCACCAATGGATTTTGACGATGATATTCCCTTCGCTCCAATTGGGCTGATGTATCCACGCCATTTAATTAATGTGATTTAGGAGGCTTTATGTCAATTACTCCAGAATTTGTAGAATATGATGAAAATGGTTATTGGGCTCATTCAGAGCTACCGTATTCCGAAGATAGTAATGAAATTATGCAGTGGATAACGGATAACCAATTAGAGCAACGCTGTATTTATATGAGTGAAGATGTCAGAGAGAATACACCTGTTTTCCAAAACTATTTCACTCACGGTAACCCTAATGTATCAGCTTGGATGCCAACGGAACCTCCTGGTGAAGGCTGGTTTATTGGAGCTATATACGAAAGTGAAGATGGGCCCGTCTGCCTTTGGTTACGCTCTTCAAAATATCAATTAAAAGAACAGTTTTTAAAGGCCCATCGAGAAGCTGAAAAAACAGCTTATGCATATTTCTGTGCTTGTGATGTTGGCAAGGAACGAATTCAAGCGAGCGAAATCTACCAGCGTATTAGAACAGCCACATACATAGGTGGGTGATATGAAAGAGCATGGAATTATTTTTAATTCTGAAATGGTGCGCGCCATTTTAGATGGGCGTAAAACTCAAACTCGTCGCATCGTTAAAAATGTAATGCCAGATAATGGAATGTGGCTAAAAAAACCAACCAAAACAAGAAGTGGCACAACTACGCATGTATTGGATGCTCCAAAATATAATTTATGTCCCCTTGGTAAAGCTGGTGATCACCTTTGGGTTCGTGAAACATGGATGCCTGATGCTCCTCGCGATGGAACTTGGGGTGATGTTGAGTTTTACGGATGTAAAGACTCGCAATTAAGCATGATACCTGAACGCTTCCGTAAGTCAGAATATTGTATTCATCGCGCATCTTGGGATGGTGATGAATTGATTGGCTGGACTCCATCTATTCACATGCCCCGCTGGGCTTCACGCATTACATTAGAAATTACTGATGTTCGTGTTGAGAGATTGAATGATATCAGTAACGATGATGCAAAATCTGAAGGTTGTTGGTATGGGCGTGGAGGTGGAGTTCCCGATAAGGCTATTACACCTAGCGATCAATTTCCTACTTTATGGGAAGAAATATACGGAGATGGAAGTTGGTCCTCTAATCCGTGGGTGTGGGTGATTGAGTTTAAAAAGGTGGGGTGAAAATAAAAAATGGATAAAAACGAAATTAGAGTTTTGACTTCTTATGTAAAAGGCATGATTGTAGATAACAAAGAACCAGAAAAGAAAGTTATTATTGCATTGTGTGATGAGTTTGAATCATTAATTAAAACTAATGAAGATAATAGTAAGTTAATAGAGGCATTTTGCGCTGATGATGTTGATTGGAATAAATTAATAAATAAAAAGAACATGGAAAGTTCGCAATTAATTGAACTAATCATGAAGCTAGCCGATGAGCTTTGTAATAGTAAAAGAAAGCAAATGAAATTAGGAGTTCTATATGCTCGTAATCATTTAATTAGTGCATACAGAGCTAATTTTATTGAGTGTGATGAAAAACAGTTCGCAATGTTTATGAACACATTAACCCATATTGCAAGTGAATCTATTGATATTAAATTAATGATGGATAGTGTTTTGTCATGTAATGACGAAGCTGAAAATTGGATTAAATCAAAGTTGGTATCTAAAAATGAAACCAATACTTGATATGTGTTGTGGCTCTCGTATGTTTTATTTTGATAAACAAGATGACCGTGTTTTATTTAATGATATTAGAGCCGAAGAACATATTTTATGTGACGGAAGAATTTTAAATATAACACCGGATGTTATCTCTGATTTTAAAAATCTTCCATTTCCTAATAATGCATTTTATCAGGTGCTATTTGATCCTCCTCATTTAATTAGAGTTGGTAAAAATAGTTGGATGTTTAAAAAATACGGTTCGTTAAATAAAGACTCATGGAAAGAAGATTTAAGTAAGGGGTTTAGTGAAGCATTTAGAGTGCTTAGGCCTGGAGGGACATTACTGTTCAAATGGAATGAAACCCAAATACCAGCCAAACAAATATTAGCTTTAACCAATGAAAAACCAACCGTTGTTCAGCGTGTAGGGAAAAATGATAAGACACATTGGATCTCTTTTCTTAAGGAGATTGAATGATTACCACCAGCATTATTTAAACTGTGTACGGACAGTGTGGAGAGAAAATATGAATACAGTATTTTTATTGTTAGCTGAATATGAAACGTCTCAAATTCCTCTATCTGTTGTTGCTGAGAAATTCCTTAGCATATCGCCTTCTTGGGCTGACAAAAAAGCTAACCTTGGCGAGTTACCATTTCCAACATACAGAGATAATCAAAAATCAGGAAGATTGGTGCATATTGTAGATTTAGCGGAATGGATAGATAAAAAAAGAGAAATAGCAAAACAAGAATTTGAACACCTTCAATGAGAAAAACAAGCTGGAAAATAGATATAATCCAGCTTGTTATCTTTTACTTATCAAAATATTCAAGCTCATCAGAGTTAGACGACTCAACCTCAGGCATCCAGCTTGTATCGCTCCATATTTCTTCTAATGCATCGGTTATTTTGTCTTTTTTTTCATTTTTCTTTAGTCCATCAATGATTAACTTTGTTTGTGACCCCCACAAAGCACTAACCTCCAACTCAGAATAAGAAGGGGAAAGTTTCTTTTTTACTTCTTTTTTCAGCGCGTTAAACATATCAGGATGGGTATTTTTTTGAATTGCTTTATCAAAAAATAATTTTATATGAATCATGAACACCTCCATTTACTGTTTATTTATACAGTATAATTTAGAGGTGAAAAAGATCAACTTTTATTCAATTTATCAAATTTATCATGCAATGATTTGGGGTATAACTCTGTATATACCTGCCAAAGAACATTTAAAGATCTGTGCCCTGTCACTTGAGCCACTTCTTCAATACTAAAGCCAGCTTCAAATAAACGACTAGCCCCTTCTCTTCTTAAGTCATGATATCTAAGATCTTCAATCCCTAATGCGTTCCTGGTGCGCTGAAAACCTGCAGTAACTGATTTAGGGTTATAAGGGAAAATTCTATCACTTGTTTTTGGTTGGCGACTCAGTATTGCCCATGCATCGCCCAGTAAAGGCACTGACATGTGGTTACCTGATTTTTTACGCGGATCTTTTCTATCTCTAACAATTACTGATCTATTTTTCTCATCAACGTCTGCCCATAGAATTTTGCACACTTCACCAATCCGCATGCAACTAAGAATAGAAAAATCTAAAATATCAACATAAGGGATAATGCACTCTCTGTGTTCGCTTCGTTTTTTAAGCGCTTCTCTTAGTTGTTTTAATTCTTCTTTTTGAGGTCTACGACTACGCCGTTGCGATTTACCAATCAATCCCATTTGAATGAGTAACGGGCGTGCCTCATACGCTGGATTAGCCGTATATTCTATACCATAGATAGGTTTTGCCGATTTTAATACCGAGGTCAAATAACTAACATCATGGTTAATGGTTGAGGGTGATGCACCTGATGCGTGTCTATGTCTGCAATGATCAACAATATGTGAAACGGTAAGCTCTGTTAGCCCATATTTAGACAAATCAGAATCAAACAGCATTTCTAAAACATACCGTTTTGTTCTTCCTGCTTTCCCGCCAAGATCTGGATCATTTAAATATTTAAACAGTAAATCTCTGACTGTTATTTTTGTTGCATCAGTTGGATCTGGTATTCCGTTTTGCTCTAACTCTAAAACACGTTTAGTTCCCCATGTTTTTGCATGAGCTTGTTTAGTGAACGTTCTACTTTCATTATAAATTCTCTTTCCACCAGCTTTCACAGAAACAGAACATCTGTATCGAGCAGTGCCATCTGCTCTATCACGTTTTGATATGGTATAGTAAGCCATCTCTATATAAATCCTCTCTCACTCTCAGCGGGACACCAAAATTTGGTGTCCTCACTGGTGTCCTGATAAAGAGAAAATACACTAAAATGGGTTATAATGCACGAAAATACACCAACCGATAACACATTAAAAAACAAGCAAACACAGGGTATTCAAGGCAATTACCCACTTAATAGGTTTTCTGTTGCTCCGATGCTAGATAGGACTGACCGACTTATATAATCACTCTGTTATCAATTTCTAATATCTAATTGGTATCTTGTTGTTTTTATAATGGATAGGAATATGAACGACAAACAAAAAAAGAAAAAGTTGCTAACATTTATATCCCCAGTATTATCTTTGGTGATATCGTTCTATCTCAGTATATCTACATTTGGTTATGATAATATTATTTGGTTAGCTACTTCTTCTGCCATTTTCTTTATCAGTATTATCGTGTTGGTGTCTTCTTTAGAAATTTCAATAAAAGTTATTTATTTTAAGCAACTATCATTTTTATATACTAATAAATTTGTCACTTTAATCTTTACTTTAATGAGTTTTATAGCAACCGCCATCGTGCTGATAATGATATTCCACGAAGAAGAAATACCTGCTAATTTTTTTAACAGCCTAGAGTTTGTTGCTTTACTTATCGCCTATTTTACTTTCCTTTTAGTGTCTATTTTTGTTTCTTACGTGTATTGCATGATCAATAGTGATAAGAAATTCTTTTTATTTTTTCTATTTATTTTATTAGTAATGATGATCTTTAAAGAGAGTGATGCTAATTTTATAATATTTTATTTGCTTATTTCCTTCATTATATTTTTTGGAGGAATAACTATTATTACGATAAGAAAGGCTTTTTCTCATTATGATTAA